CTGCTATTTTTTCTTCTGGTATAGTATCATTAGCTAATTTAGGAGATGCAAAAACTTTAGCAATTGAACCATATTGAGATGGTAAACTTAAGGCTCTAACTAAATAATCATCTTGGGTTACAGTTCTTAATTGAGAATTAAATTGAGCCATTGCATTTTGTCTAATTTCTTCGGGTGAATCACCATCACCTCCTCCATCTGCAGCTATTGGGTTGTTGATTTGAAGAGAATCAAAAACATACTGGGCTGTAACTGCATTTAAATTTGGATTAACAAAAGTAAATTGACTGGATTGTAATTGATTAATTAAATTAGATTGAATATTCGATTGAACCCCTCCACCAGTTAAATATCTAATAGTTAAAGTTGTGTTAGCTGGTGATATACCATAGCTATCTGTAAATAAGAAATTTGATGGTGAAAATGAAGTTGTTAATTTATTTTCTTCAAATGGTAAACCTAAACCAACATTATCAGGATTAGGTACAATTGCTTCATCATTGTTAGCAACAACTCCAGAACCAAATTGTAGTTGTAATGTTGTTGGGCTTAAAAAACGAGTTGCAAATCTTCTATCTGCTTGTTTTAGTCTAAGTAAGTATGGAGCATCTGTAGAATCATCTGAAAAATTAGGATCATTTGTATTAGTATTTCTAATAGGATCAAACACAACATCTTGTGCTAAATAATCCACTTCATACCAAACATTACCATCAGAATCTATACAATCTAAAATACTAACGATACTTGAATCATTAATTTCTACTGTTTGGAATTGTTGAGGAGTGCCAAATGTAAATGATTTGGAAGAAATTGTAGAAGAAACACCTGATCGTGTTTTCTTTAAAAGGAAATATTCTGGTTTGTTATTGCTTACACTATACACAGTAACATCTGTAGGGTCTGTAGAACTTGAAAAACTAAAATCTACATCAGTATTTATTAAAAATGGAGAAATAGTTTGTAATTCTGAACCTACTTGGGCACCTGCTGGTAGCTGTAAAGCATATGAGAAATCAGGTATATAAACTGATCCACTTAATATAGATGGTACCTGTTGATAAAAATCAACTTCTACTGTAGAAACATTAGTAACTTTAGGTTTATACCCCATCATATAAGCTAAATTAAATAAATTTGAGTCTTGACGAGCAAATTGAATAAAATTTTCTTGGATTTGGTTATCTAAATAAAATGAAAGAACATCTCCAACATATGAAGCCATTTCCATAAACATCATACCTGGAGAGGATGGTGTAAAATCTGTGTAAGTATTAGGGTAATAAGTTTTTGCGTATTCAATTAATTGTTGATTAATTGTAGCAAAATCCTTATTTAAATATTTTATATTTTTAGTTTCCATTTATTCAAATNNTAAAGTTACTTCGTCAGTTATTCCAAATGANTTTANGCTGTATGATATAGTTACAGTAATAGCATTAAGATCTTCACTTCCTACTATAATAACACTATCTAAGTTTACATTTGGAAAATTATTACTTATCTCAAATGCTATTTTTTCTTTTAAAAGATCATAGTCAGATTCAGTAGCTGCTTGAAATATGTCAGCTCTTAAATTAGCCCCAAAATTAGGCCTAAATGGTCTTTCACCTTTATTTGTTAAAAAAAAATTAATTATGTTAGATTTAGTTGCATCCTTAGTAGTATAAGTAGAAGTAAAGACACCACCAGCACTAAATGGTAAGCTAACACCTACTGCTGTTGATGGTCTTAAATCAACTGGGAATCTATTTGCTATCCTTTGTGCCATTATTTAGTGTTTAAAAGACCCATTATTTGATCCATTCCTAACTCACCTGGAGGTAGAGTACCATTTGCAGGATCTATTGGTCCTTGTGCCATAAATTTTCCAGGGGAATTTGTTGTATGTGCTTGTCCTCCACCCATCATCTCGGCCATAATATTTTTATATTCTTCTTTAGCATTAGTTTTAGGTTGAGATGATAATTGTGGAGTAGGTATCGAAATATTTTCTGATACTACAGTTTTAGGTGAACGAACAGCTTCTAAAAGAATATCTTTTAATTCTTCTTGAATAGCTTCTTTAACAGCTTCCTTTATCATTTTTTTAAGTTCTGTAGACTTCATTGTATTTTTGATTATAAATATTAATTTTTTAACTTATTTTACATAATTTTTGATGAAATAAATGTCCATTTTTGCCTTAATGGATCCCAACGATATGTCTCTTTTTTGATAAAACCATCACCCCTTATTGTTCTATCTCTAAGTATAGCTGTATTCCCACCCCCATCAATAAATGGGGAGTAAGAAATCGTATGTTTTACCCATTTTCCAAGATCTGTTCCTTCTAAAAATCTCCAAGCTTGACCACCCTTAAATAAAACTTCTCCATTTACTGAACCTGGTCGCCCAATAGGACTGTATCTGGTATCAAATGAGGTTGTTGATGTAAACCCACCAATTCCTCCTGTTTGAGTTGATTGGGTTGATATTTCACTTACTTTTTGTTTAATTGTTTTAAAATTTTCATTAGCAAATGTTAATATATCTTCTATTTGTTCAAGTTTTTTATTTAATTTTACTTCTTTAGGGGTTGATGGTGAGGTAGTTATTCCTTCTGTTTCAGGAAATACATCGTTTGAAGCTTTAACAGGATCGATTATTTTTAATGCCTCATATGCTGAAATTGTTCTATTATATAATTGTTGTATTTCTGGGAGGGATCTATATTGGTTACTTCTTGTCACTCCAAAAAATACAGTACTAACTTTTTTAAGGAATGCTTTTTCTTCTAAACCTGCTTTAATTTTTTGAACCCCATAATTTTCTTCTATTTCAATTTCTTCTAATCTAGATTCATTAGCTAATCTAGCTAATTCTAATGAGTCTGTTTGGTCAATTTGAAATTGAACAGCATCTATTAATACTTGAGTTGATGAACTAAAAGAAAAAGGTGTTACTATTTTTACCCCTTCTCCATTAACTCCAATAGCTCTACGGCTAGGAAATGAAAATTTATTTCCAGCATCATTATCTAATGTAATTGTAAATCCTTTATAAACTATAGGATTATTAGAATTTGGGGATAATCTATTTTCTAATGTTTCATTAGAGTTACCACTATTATTAGGATCATTAGGATTACCACTATTAGGATTACCACTATTAGGATTACCACTATTAGGATTATCCGTATTATTACTACTTCCAGTATTATCTGGAGATGCTAAATCTATACCTAAACTTTGGAAGAATTCTTCTTTTTCTAAATCAGTCATTCCCTCGGTTTCAGCTTCTAAACATCCTACAAGTAACCCATCTAATGTTGCTAATTTTGCATTAACAGTTGCTAATGTTTTTGTTATAATTTCTAATGATGGAGCTATTTGTGAAGTTACACCACCAAATTCTTTAAGTAAAACCCCTAAAAGATCTAAAGTATCTGAAAATCCATTAATAACATTAAGTGGGATACCTACACCGGGGGGTACTGAAGATGGGACTGGAAGTGCTTTGATTAAAGTCACTCCAGCTTTAACTCCTTTTACTATACCATCTATAGTACTACCTGTACTGCTTAAAGATGTTAATGATGTTTCAATTTGTGTAACAGCTTGTGATAATTGATTTTTTTGTTTTATTATTTGGTCTAATTCTGATTTGGGGGGACATGCATCCTCAAATTTAGCTATAATAGGATCTATAGCCAACTCAAACTTTACAGCTGATTTAACTGCATTTTTTACTAAAAGTGCTACTATTCCTCCAAATCCCATTATATCGTTTTATTTTGTTTAGAAAGTAAAGTATTTAATTGTGCTTTATAACTAGTAAGTAATGTTTGGGATGCAATTGCTTGAGCATTTAATGGGGCAAAAGGTGCACCTGGGGGTAATGAAACTAAAGCACTTAATTGAGTATTAATAGCATTCATTTCATCTATTAATTTACCCATAAGTTCAATTGTTTTATTCCCCAACATTAAAGCTTCAGTAGCATCTTTACTACCTAATAATACAGAACTCGCGTCTACTATATGTTCTTCAGTGTCTATATTTACGCTATCTACAGCATTCATGTTAATCGACGTAGCTGAAGAAAGCATGATATGATCCGTTTTACTATTAAGTAATATACGATCAGAATTAGCTATAACTTGTGTACCTACATATTGAT